GCCTCCCGCGAATAGGTGAACCAAAATTTAGCCCGGGGCCTTTTTCCTTGCGGCTGCCACAAGCCATTCCGTAAGGTAGGCCATCTGCTCGCCTTGGGAATCCCTTGGGTCGATGCCGTAGTGCTCAAGTATCTGCATGGCACAGTGGCAGCATTCGTGGATCAGCGTTGAGAGTCCTCCCGAGAACACGCCCACAGTAAAGCGACCGTCGCCATGACTCAGGGACAGGCCACAGACGCCACGTGGCGCGACTTCTCCAGTCTCCCCATGCCACCCTACCTTGGTCGATACAAAGCGCACCACGGCCCCGTACGGAGCCACAGTGACGGTATTGAGAATGATTCTCATTCGCATCTGGCTCAGGAAAGCGATACCATGTTCGTGGCGGTGGTGCCGGTAGACCAGACGCGGTTGACGAGCACAGGGAGCAGGGTTCCGGCTGGCACTGCGGTAAAGGTCACGGTCTGCCCGTTGGCGGTAGTCACCTTGACATCGCCCGCGCCGCCCACGTAAAGCTGGCTGCCAGCTACGGCTAGGTCTACGCTGTCGCTCTTGGTTACGGCCACAGCGCTGCGCTTCTTGTCTTGATATGCTGCTGGATTCATTGCTTCTCCTTCTGGTCAGCCCACGCCCGCAGAGCGGCCTTGTCCGCGTTGGATAGGCGTAGCTGCTCGCGTAGGAGTTGGATGTAGTACACGATGGCACCGTTTGTGCGAGCCGTTGGGGCAGGAGGCTCGGGCCTGTCTTGCAGGTAGATCGGATCAGGGCTTTGCGGCTGCGGTTGCAGATGGGAACAAGCTGTCCCACACAGCATCAGGCACAGCAGCATTAGCCCAGTCAGGATTCGCGTTGACCGCATCTTGTACCTTCCTGTCTTGTTCTCGTTGGACTTCACGCACTAGGGTTAGAGCCTTGTCGTGCGCGGCGGATGCGGCCCTGTCTGCGGCCTGAGCTTGGGACAGTTGCTCTACCTGCCGGGTGAGTTCAGCGTTTCGGCTGGAAAGCCGATACGTCTGATACAGGCCGGCACCCATCAGGGTGAACAGAACCGCGAGGATCACCAGCTTGATTTGCGTAGTGATGGTCATTGGTACTCTCCCGTGTCAAAGAGCTTGCGTTCGGCATTGCGGCGGTTGGTCAGTCCCGGCAGCACTTTGCCACCAGAGCGGTTCCACCTCGGGAATTCAGCCGAAGCGCCTATGAGGTCGCCAGCGTTTAGCTTGCGCACCAGCGTCGAGGAGCACATGGCAGTCTGCCCCACGTTGAACGTGAAGCTAACCAGAGCGTCGAACTGTGGCTGGTTGATCTGGTACGTGACGCAGCGGTGCACAGCCTTGGCCGCTGACGCGGAGTCTTGCTGCAACCATGCGCGGCACATTTCCTTTGTGGCTACTTGGCCCCGGTACACGTCCGAGCCAGTGTGGCCTGTGCAGATGGTAGGCACCCGCCAGCCAAGCGCCGGGTCGGCGTAGGCGGCTTGCTGAGTGCCCTCGTGTGTGGCGATGAAGGTGAGGCCCGCCGCCGAAGCAGCGAGCACTCCCGCCACGATCCGTTGGCGGAGGTCAGCCATTATGCGCCGCCCGTAACCTTGGTCACAGCGCCGGCCACCACCGTGACGGTAGCGGGCGACTTCACGGTAGCGATGGCCGACACGGTGTTGTCCGACTTGTTCAGCACAACGGTCGAGCCATCGACCACAACAGCGGTCTTGGTCAGGTCAGCAGCGCCGTTCAGCAGGGCGATGCCTTGGGTCAGCAGGGCTTGGACTTCTGCCACGGCGGCGGTCTTCTGCGCACCGGACAGGTAGCCTACGCGGTCTACGGCCTCAGCGATTTCCAGACGCAGTTCGTCGGTCATCAGCGAGGGAGCACGCGGCAGGCGTGCAGCGGAAGTGATGGACATAGCTTCTCCTTACTTGGTCTTGGCCTTCTTGGCCGGGGTCAGGGCAGCGATAGCGGCCTCGTAGAATGCGATGAGTTCCTGACGGCGGGACTCACTACCGCTAATCTCCACCGAGGAGATTTGTCGGGCGGTTGCCGAGCGATACTGATGTGCGCCCAAGCCACCGGGCGAGGGCAGGTCTTCCAGCTTCATGTTACCTCCGATACTTGTTGAACATTGATCCGCCAGCGGCGGGGCCACCATGGCCGGGGATGCCGAGGGGATTGCGCGCCCACTTCGCGTATTCTTCCTTGCGGAGCCGTTCCACGGCGTCCTTCTGCTCGATGCCGAGTTGTTGCACCCAGTACCTCACAGCACCAGCCAGCGCGTCCAGCCTGTCGTCATGCTTGAGGCAATCACGGTCGCGTGTGATGAGGGCGATCTGGTTCAGCAGCGAGTACGAGGCGCGGTGCTCTGCGGCGTACTGCGCTATGCTGGCCGACTCACCCTCGATGATTTCTGCGTTGAACAGCAGGGCACCACGGGCGATGACAGGCTCCAGCGTGTCGATGATGCGAAGCTCCTTCTGGCCGGACTCCCACACCTCCTCTACGTGGCACTGGCCTGATTGGATGGCCTTGTACTCAGCGCGGAGGATGGGCAGCCACGAGTGCAGGTACGCACCGTTGCCGAAGTTCTTCTCTACCATGATGCGTTGGACGCCCCAGTTGGCAGCGCGTTGCGCCACCTTCCGGTACTCAGCGTCACCGAAGCCTCCCTTGACACCGCCGACCTCCAGCACCCAAATGTTGCCGTTGAGGAAGCCCACGATGGCGTAGCCAGTCTCGTCGCCGTTCTTACCGCCGCCTGCCGGGTCAACGTGCATGACGATGCCTTGCAGCTTGCTGCGATCCTCCGATACCTTGGCCGGCGAGTTGAACTCGTAGGTCTTGCCGTCGATGGCGTACTTCACCACCGTGCTTGAGGCCATGCCGGGAGTTACGGTAAGAGGGAAATGATCTCCAGCAAGGCGAGCAACCAGAATGGATGCCAGCTTGAGCGGGAAGCGCTCCGCGTCTGCGAGCTTCGTGTTGAGCATGTGCTGCAACTGGAAGTACGATGGGCCTTGGTCACGTTCCTTCTCCTGTAGCTTCTCCTCGCGGCCAGCAGGGAGTTGCGGGTCTGTGGGCATACCTTGGTCGCCCAGTGCGCCGCCACCAATACGCAGGCTCGGGTTCGCCGCAATCAATTCCTTGATGTAGGGCGCGAGCATGTCGCCGTAGTTGGCCTCCTGCTTCTCGGTGGGGAAGCGGCCCGGCCAGATGCGGACAGTGTAGCCACGGCCCGGCAGGGAGTTGTAAACCGAGTTCACGCTTTGTGGCGTGCCAAGGTACACGATGCGCCCATCGTTGCAGATCGAGGGGAAGTCCCGGGTCAAGTGCAACAGTTCCTCGCGGAGGTGTTCCGTCTTGGAGTTCTTCTGCGACTCGATGTCGTCTGCGATCAGGAGGGTTGCACGCTTACCTTGCAGGTTGCCGCCGACGCCCACACAGGCCACGCTAGGTGACTTGTCCACGCCCTTGAGGCTGTGGTGGATGTCGAATGCTTCGGTCGATGTGCGGTCGCCAGCGTTGCGATCAGGCCGCATACACGCCAGTTCGTCCATCGACATGATGATGCGCACAATCAGGGTCGAGATTTCGTTCGCCTGTGTGCCGCCCGCAGACAGAATCAGAATCTTGCCAGCCGGGTTGTGAATGAGGTGCCACACTGCGAAGGCCGCAGTAATGGTCGTCTTGGCCTCGCCGCGTTGCGCCTGAATCATCAGGAAGTGCGGGCCGTATTCGAGGAAGCTAGCGATGTCCTCCTGCATGAGGGTCGTGCTAAAGCCGAGCACCGCCATCACCTCCCGCAGGAACGGGATGAATCCGGGGTACTCAGCCTGCACAGCCTCCAGCAGCGTCCAGCGGACTAGCGCCTTGTCTGGAGACTCACGCATTAGTGCAAGCCTCCTACGATGTCGTCAGCCTCGCTCTGCGAGAGCGGGCCAGCGGCGTAACCGGGGATAGCAGCCGGAGCCTTAGCCCGACGCTTCGCCAGTTGGCTACGGAGTTCGTCCATAGCGGTGTTGTCTTCGATCACAGCAGTGACGCTGTTGTCCTTGAGGAACTTCGCCACGGCAGCAAGCTCCGCAGCGGTGGCCTCACCCGAGTTGACGCGGGCGAGCATTTCCGTTGCGAGAGCGCCGTGCAGTTCCTCCAGCAGTGCGGAGGTTGCCTTGCTCATGTCAGCCACTCCTTGATAGCGGCGATGGCCTTTGGCAGGCCACCGATGATTGCGATGATGAGGTAGACTACGGTGAGGACGGCGGCTACTTCTGCCCATGGCAGTTGCAGCCATGCGTATGCAGAGCCACCGGCCCCAACGGCGGCAGTCACCTTGGGGTCGGAAGTCATTGCTTATGCTCCTTTCAGTGCGGCCAGTTCGGCCTTGAGTTCATCCACTTGTGCGCGGAGTTCCTTGATTGCCTTCACGGCGGTTGCCAGAATCGGCAGGTGGTTAGGCGACATGATGGACGTGAGAGGTTCCTCGCCCGGTTGCGTCGGCCCCTCCTTGGAATCACCACCCTGCACCCACGTAGGGTCGATGGCCTTGAGTTGCTGTGCGAGGAAGCCCACCTCGTGCTTCTCATCGGGGTTCATTGGGAACCCTTCCTTGAACTGGAAGCTGTAGAGGTCAACCTTGTCAAGCTTGTCCAGCGCCGACACCGGACTGGGCACGATGTTGCGCTTAACCCTCTCGTCTGACGGCACAAAGTTAATTGCGTAGTCAGTCCCGTCTACAGTGATAATCATGTAGCTGTTACCAACGCGCCAGCTTTGGGCCACCCGGCTGTCGCCAGAGTAGAACATGCGGTACACGTTAGGGGCCGAGCCGGTATCCCAAAGGCCACAGTCTCGGCTTCGGTCTACCAAGCCGCGCAGGTACGTGCCATCCCAGTAGATGCCGACGGTGTTGTTGGACGCGACGTAAGGCATACGGCGGATGCCGCTGTCCGACGCCCGGCGCACATAGGGCTTGTCGAGGTCGTTGGCCTCGATACCCACAGTGCTGATCCAGTCAGCCGCAGCGGGGTTGATGTTCCACGAGCCCCACACGTACCCACCCTTGGCCCGGGTGATATTGTCGCTGTTGAACGTCCACGCATTCCCTTGATCCGCCAATTGGAACACAATGCTCGGTTGCCCGCCGCTGTTACCGAATGCCTCGATGGCGGCGATGTGTCGTTGACCCCATGCCGTCCAGCGCATACCGCCGTAGGCAGCAGCTTGGTTAGGGCAGTCCACCTGCACAGCGAACTTACGAGAGCCGTTCCAGTCAACCCACCCACCGCCTACGTCAGCGGTACACTGAAAGGCGCCGGAGTTTGTCACACCACCAACATTGAGTGTGCCTGACATCGTGTCGCCTGTCTTAGCTACGCGCAGGGCGTCCCGGGTGTCGGCGTAGTTCTTGGTGGCGCCGTCTTGGTTCCCAGTAGGGTCGGCCATGCCAGTGACTCGCTTGGAGCCAATGGCAATCGTTCCGTCCGAGTACAGCACCTTGATCGGCGTATCCACATACGCGCCAGCGGCGCTGTAACGGGCCAGCGCAAAGTTCTGCGTGTCGGCAGCGTCCGAGCCAGCGTACCACTTGGTGGTTCCCGGTGCAGCACGGGTGCCCTTCTTGATAGACAGGCCAGCACTCCACTCCTCACCAGCGCCGTTGTAGACCACGATGGCACTGTTGCCGTTGTAGCGGCCATCGGAGGCGTCTAGCGCCTGTTGGGCCTTGGCGTCAATGCCGTTGGCCGTAGTCAGGGCGGTGTTCGCCGTACTTACCGCGTTGCTCGCATTGGTGTTGGCCGTGGCGATGCTGGCCGCGAGGCCGTCAGCCGTGGCCTTAGCCGTATTTGCAGTGGTAGTCGCGCCGTTGGCGGTGGTAACTGCGTTGCCAGCCGTGGTGTTGGCGGCAGCGGCGGAGTCCACAGCAGCAGCAGCGGTGGCGTTAGCCGCGCCCGCCGAGGTAACAGCATTACCTGCCGTCACGTTAGCGGCAGCGGCGGAGTCCAGTGCCTCATTAGCCGTAGCCAGTGCCTCAGCCGCCCGGTCGATCACCTCGTAGTTAGACCCGAGGATTTCCTCGAAGCGGTCGGTCATTTCCGCCGCCACGTAGACGCCCTGCTCACTGGAGGTGTCTAGGTTCTCCTCGTTGATGACTGCGCCGTCCGTGAAGTTCACTATGGGTTGCGACTTGGGCGTGTCACGGTAGATGACCACCCACTTGCCGGTTGGGTACGGTACGCCGGGAGTTGCCTCCAGCTTGATATGCGTGTCCGACTGGAATGCGCCAGAGGGAACCACAGCAGCGTCCGTCTTCGTGCCGTCAGCGGCAGTTATGACGTAGAACTTGATGTGTCCTCGGTCGAGGTAGCCCGGGGCCACGCCAGCGAAGTTGATGCTGAACACGTTCGCAACGCCATCGCATTGGAAACGGTTCATCGAATACTTGAGGCCGTTCGGATCACCAGCGTCGATCCACGGCGTGATAATCACGTCAGCCATTGTTGCTCCTGTCTTGTGTGTCTTTTGGGCGACCGAAATGAGTGCCCCGAAGGGCACTTCCGGTCAGTTCGCCATGATGTTGACCATCGGGGCGAGGTAGGGCAGGTTTGCGCCGGGGAGCGCCGCCTTGCCAAACTTGGCGAGAGTATCGCCGGAGGGGTTGTACAGCAGGCGTCCACCAGCGCGGATGCCTTGGCCCACGTAGCCGAGAGTCGGGTTCCAGCCCTCGATACCCCGTGTTCCGATCTTGGAGTTCTCACCCACGGGCGCACCCATGGCCCCTGCCACGCCCATCATCGCGTCCAGCGGGACATCCATCACGCCCGTGAGGGACGAGTAGTTGACCAGCGAGCGCGCAAAGGCGGCGGGGTTGGTGTTGTCCTCCAGATACTTCTTCTTCTCCGATCCAGACTTGCCTTGGGCCAGCATGTGAATCTTGGCAAGGTGGATAGGCGCGGCAATTGCCATCTGGCCGATCAGGTACAGGCCCGCCGTGGTTGCGCCGGCATTGGTAGCCACGCGCCGCCATTGCTTCTCAGCACTCGTGATGCTGAACGAGCGGAACTGGGTCAGGAACTGGCCGAGGGTATCGGTCGCGTACTTACCAGTCTCGCCACGGAAGTGACCCTGAATGATCTGCCGTGCGCCGCGCTGTGTGGCTTGGATGAACTCGGCCACTGCTGCGGGGTTCTGCGTCTTGGAGAAGTCCAAGTCCTTGAGGTTGCCCTTGGAGTCAAACGTGGCGATGTTCGGCAAGTCCTCGCGGATCAGGGCCAGCTTCTCAGGCGTGAAGCCCATGTCGGCCAGCATCTTGTGCGGGACCGCGCCCTCCCGAGCGGCCCGCAGCGCCTTGACACCGATCTGCTCCACGGCCATCTTCATCTGGAAGCGATGGATGGCGCGGTGACCGCTGATGTGCATGAACTGGCGACCCGCCGAGCGGATCAGCTTGGTAGCGATGCCCGGGGAATCGTGCCCGTACAGGCGCACCTGACCAGCCTCCTCAAACGGGAAGTGGAAGCGGGCCTCAGCATCAAGGTAGCCGCCATACACTTCGATCTGGTCAACCAGCTTCGAGCCGCCACCGGCGCGCACCTCATCAAACAGGTTGCGCAGCAGCGGTACAGACTTGAGGAACGAGTTGACACCGAGGTGGTGGATCAGTTGGGTCAGTTCAGCGGCCTGCGTGATAGCCATGCCACCGAGGTAGCGCATCGAGGCCAGTTGCCGTGCGTTGGACATAGCCGTGCGGAGTCCGGGGTTGCCGTCACCGCCGCGACGCCCGAGCATGTCATTGATGAACTCATCGAACGACTCAAGCTCTGCCGGGGTAGCAGCCTGCGGGCCGTGCATCATGGCTTCGCGCATCGACTTGATCGCGGGCGAGCCGTACACGCCGTGCTGCGCGAGTGCGACTTCACCAGTGACCCGGCCCATGTAGCCCTGATACAGCTTGCTCATGTCCGTCGAGTAGAAGTCCATCAGCGGCACGTACTGGTTGGTCTTCGGGTCGAGCACGTGGCCGGTCAAGTCCATGTCCAGCTTACGTGCCTTGGTGTGGCCTGCGCCGCCACGCTGGAAGCGCTCGCGGAAGCGGTCGATGGTTTCCTGCCCGTACACGCCAGCCTTCGCCAGAGCTTCCTCCAGTGCGTCTGCCATGTCAGCGTCGTGCAGGTTGGCCGGGACATCCATGCCACCGCTTGCGCGGCGCTTGGCGTAGCCGAGGTAGTCGCGTGCGACCTTGATCGCATTCGCCTCGTCCATTCCCAGTTGATCCACGAACTGCTGCGCGAAGTGGTTCTCCAGCGCGCCGATCTTGCCAGCCTTCTCCCACTCCAGCAACTTCTGCGGGTCGAGCTTCTGAGGCATGTAGCCACGCGAGGACGAGCCGAGGGCTTCGTGGCCCACGGTCTGCACCTTCTGTTGCCACGCGCGCATACGCTCCATGGCGCGCTCCCATGCGTCAGCACCGGCCTTGACGTGAGCATCCACGTTGCGGGCGGCATCCTCAGCAGCCGAGGAGAAGCGGCGAGCGTTCACCTCCAGAGCTACGGCTTGGTCGTACTGCTGACGTGCCTTGCCCGTGGTGAACTCATCCCACACGCCCACCTTCTGAGCCTTGCGCCACATTTCAAAGTTGGCGTTGTAGTCGCCCCACATTGCACGGCCATGATCCTCCAGTTGGGACTTGAGGATGCTAGCGGTGCGTTGACGGCCAGCGGCCCCGGTCGAGACTTCGGACAGGTTACCAGCGACCCACTGCATGATCGGGTTCTGCGAGCGGGCCATGCGCACACCCGTGGATTCCAGCCACGAGGCGATACCTTCCGGCAGCTTCGTCAGCATGGACGTGACCTTCTTGAGGTCGATGGGGTTGCGCTTCACAGCGCGCTCTGCGCGGGCGTAGAACTCGGTCGCCACGTTGCGCTCTGCCTCGTCGGTGATGCTGTCGAGGTTGTGGCGGGCCTTCACTTCCATGCGGAGGTCAGGGTTCTCGCCAGTGATGAACGGGTTCCCTTCTGCGCCATCCACGCCAGCGCGGGCCTCCGGGGTTGCCGGCTCTTGGCCTGCCAGCGGACTGATGCGTTGGTCTTCCGACACCGGGGCCAGCAGCACATCATCTTGCAGCACGCGCTGGTTGGCGCGCTCCACTTCGATGTCGCGCATCGCGGCTTGGAACTGCTCCGGGGTTGCATCAGGGCCGACGCGCTTGAGCGCTTCCACTTGCAGCGAGAAGTTGTAGGACTCCACGCCCTTGCTGATGCGAGCCATCGACTCGTCAACGCCCTTGGCAGCAGCACCGAAGGCGGCACCGAGGGTCACACCAGTGAGTCCAGCCATCAGGTAGTCGTGGTCGGTCACGTAGCCACCAGCCGAGTCCAGCATCCCGGTCAGGGCGATGTTGGTTGCACCGTTCTCCAGCGCGGCGAACCCGGCGCGGGCGATCAGTGAGCTACGGCCAGCCATGGCGACTTGCGCCACCTTACCAGCACCGAAGCCTGCCACCCAACCCACCGGGTCAGCGATGCCTGCCAGCAGGCCAGCGCCGAGGGCGACCGAGCCTCCGCGTGCGTTGATCTCATAGTCACGTTGGCGACGACCCTCGATCTCAGCGATGATGCGCTGCTCGTCCTTCTCCGAGGAGGCGTCCGACAGGTGCACCAGTTCGTCGTGCGTGAACTTGCGCTCGTCCTTGCGGTACACGTCGAGGCGCGACTGATCGAACACATACTCCGGGTCAAAGTTCTCGGCCCGCTTGGTGTCGTTGTCGGCCATGCGCGACAGTTGCTTGATGACTGACTGGTTCTCGAATGCGGCCTCAGCAGCCGTGGCGAACGACACCGAGGAGTCCTTGGTGTACTGCTCTGCGCCGCGTGCCATGTCAGCCGTAGTGGCCTGAACCAGACCGGATGCGTCGAGGTCTTGCGGCACCGGGGCGGGCGTCATCTTGATCGACACGTCATCAGCCGGCGCGGTGCGCACCGCTGTGCGCACCGCGTCCATGGCGTTGTACGGCGTGTTCTCGCCCTTGTCCAGAGCGTTGATCGCGGCAGCGCCTGCGGCCAGTTCGGCAGCGCGGCGTTGGAAGCCGGGGATGTCCGATTCCTTCTCTGCCTTCATGCCACGGGTCACGGCGCGGATGTCCGCAGCCCGCGTGTTCATCAGATTGTCAGCGGTCAGTTCGTAGGCACCGCCCAGTTGACGGAGGATGTCTCGGTTCTGGCTCGCGCCTGCGGTGAACTCGTCGTCAGGCATAGCAACCGGCATGGACGTGCCCCGCACCTTCGCCACGTATGCACGTGCGGTCTGATTGGTAGCGGCCTCGCGGCTGGTGCCCTCCTTGAATGCGCCGAGGGCCATAGCGCTGTCGTTGTTGAATGCTGCCATGTTCTGCTTGAGCACGTAGCCAGCAGCCCACAGCGATTGCTTGAAGTCCGAGCGGTCGATCTTCACGCCGGTCTGTTCCTCCACGCCCTTGAGCGTAGAGTTAGTGATCTGGAAATGCCCAAAGGCCGTACTCGCCGGCCCGTGGACACCTTCTTGGAATGCCTTCGGATCAGTGCCGCTGGACGACTCCACTCGGTGCACGCCATTCAGGTCGCTCACCGAGATACCCGACCACTTCGATACTGCTGCTACCGCGTCTTCATTGGACAGGTTTTTGATGTCGTCCAGCTTCATTGATTACTCCTCTGGAGTGTAGCCACCATCGGCAGGGACTGCCATGGTCTTAGCCATCGGTTGTGTTCCGGCACGCGCCCGCAGAGAGTTCTGCTTCGTCGGCCCCTTGAGCAGGTTCTCGCCCTTGAGCGGGAAGTCTGCCTTGTACTGCGCGTTCAACTGCTCACCGCTAATCATCATGTGGCGGTGCACACCCTTGCGGTCTAGGTACGTCACTGCGATTGCCACGTCATTGCCGGGCATACGCTGCATCGAGCGGATGCTCGACTTGTCCACGCCCTGTGCGGCTAGCTGCGTGTCGCGGACATGCGCCCACGTCTTGTCCATCGCATCGTTGGGGATGTTCAGGGCTTGTGCCACAGGGAGTTGCCCCTCGCGGCGGATGTAGGCATCGCTGTCCATCTTGTCCACGCGGCTCTGCGCGATAGCCATTTCCGTGGCTTCCTTGATACCGAAGCCCGTGCCAATGGTGTTCGCACTGGTGCGGTTGGCGATGTTGTCGTACACGAGGTTGCGGGCGTAGTCTGACAGGCTGGTGGCGAAGACGCCGCCGTACTTGTCGTCAATCGCGCCGTTCACAGCGTCCGCGAACTGCTTGCGGCCACCGGCCCGGTCGATGCCTGCTTGGATGTCAGGCGTCTTGGTAAACGCCGTGGCCCATGCGTCGGCGGCAGGGACACCGCTCTGCACCTGATCGTGATACACAGCCATCTGACGAGAGTAGTCACCGAAGTACGCAGCAGCAGCCGCGATACCACCGGGTGCAGCGCGGAGCGCGGCGTAGGCGGAATAGCTGGACTGGAACGCATCGGTGTAGCCCGAGTCAGCCGTGGCGCGCACGCCAGCGAGCATCTGGTTAGACACCAGCGGGTTCACGTACTCGGCATTGTTGTAGTTGTCCGTAATCAGCTTGTTGGCTACGTTCGGGTCTTTGGCCGCATCGTTGCGGTACATCAGGGCGAACTGCCCATCGGCCAGATTCTTGTCACCATCCGGCACCTGCCACGCGAGCGAGCCTTGGCCGGCGCGGAACGTGCGGTAGATGTGGGCCAGCGTAGCGTCCTTGGCCGCAGCCTTCTTGGCCTCGTCCGATACCTTCTCCAGCTTGGTATCCTGCCGCTCCTGAGCCTTGAGGATTGCCCCCACGTTGCCCTTGATGGCCGAGCCGAGTTGTTCCATGGTGAAGAACGGCGACTCGCTGCCCGTGGTGGCGTACCACTCGTTGTTGAAGTCACGAGCGGCGGCGATCACCTCGTTGGGCGACATAAGGCCAGCGTTCGCTTTTGCGAGCATGACCGAGGAGCGGATGCCGATGTCCTCGTTGGCCGCTGCCTTGTTCTTCCACTGGTTCTCGTACCGGAGTTGCAGGTCGAGCATCTTGGTCTGTTCGCCGGCATCCATGGACGTGAAAGCCTGACTGCCCTTGAAGACGCGGAACCAAGCGAAGTTGCCACGCGACAGGTTGGCCTGCGCCGAGGAGGCAATCGCCTTCTTGTAGCTTGCGTCGTCCATGCCTGCGGGCCGCTCAATGCCCGAGATAACTCGCTCGCGCATCAGCTTGGTAGTCTCCGGGGAGAGTTCGTTGCCACCGCTCTTGAGCGTGGCTTGCAGGGCGTCACCCTCAGAGAGGTGCCACTGGCCGAACGCATTCACGTTCTGCTCCTGCACGAACTTGTAGTTCTCCTTGGCGTGAAGCTCCAGCATGGGCTGCCAGTTCTCCATCATCTTGGCGCGGATCAGGTTATCCATCGCCGGGTCGCCCACGTTCACGCGAGTGGCCTGCTGCACAAGGTAGCGCCGAACGTCGTCCGTGCTCTGCGTGCGCAGCTTGGGCATGTCCGTCATGAACCCGGTCTGCGCGTCGGCCATTTGCTTCATGACCGTCATGGCCTGCGCACCCTTGACGGATGCACTGGGGCCGAAAATTCGTGTCATCCACGGCTGCTGCTCCTGCACCTCTTGCAGAGTCTTGCCTTGGACAACTTGAGCCGCACCGTTGTAGTACGCCTCGTTCTGCATTGCCTGCACGTAAGGATCGAGCACACCACGTGAGAGCTTGTTGATAGCCTCCATCGTGGCTGCGCCTGTGTCGTGCTCACGGCGCGCATTCACTGCGCCCGCAATCTCTGCCATCTGTCCCTGCGAGGTCTGCGGTGCTTGGCCCGCCGAGGGCGTCTGCGCCCCCATCTGACCGCCGAGGGTGAGAGCCGGCGCGGCACCGCTTTCCGTGGACTGCTGCAATACTACTTGACCCGAAGTGTCGATACCGAATCCGGCCATCATTGCTCCTTAGAATAGACCCATGCCACCTTCGCTGTTTTCACCAGCGTTGCCTTGGCTTGAGAAGTTGTACTCGGACTTGCTGCCACCGAACAGGCCACCATTTCCGCTGCCACTGTCGCTGCTGCTGAACATGCCCTGCGACTTGTAGCCATCGGTGTAGTCGTAGCCCACGTCAGAGCGTTGGCCCCAACCTGCGCTGTCGGTGTACATACCGTTGCTGTTCATCGAATACGAGTACCCACGCGAGCTGCCGTAGTCGCTCTGCGTCGTGCGCCCGCTTCCGCCCCACACGCTACCGATGGTCTGTGCGGCGTTGCCCCACGCATTGCTGCTGGACATCGACCACATCGCGGCCTCGTTGGCTGACGGCGCGAAGTCTCCCATACGGATCGGTTGGATAACCGGCGAGTAGGTGTTCTCTGCGTAGTCGATATTGGCGAAGCTCTGCCCAAGGTCAACGGCCATGTTCGTGTCGTATGCCACGCCGGCCAGCGCCTTGACTTGATCGTATGTGCGGTACTGCTGATTGTCCTTCTTCACCTGACGCACATAACCATCCTGCACGTCCATCACTGACTTGAGCGCGTCCACGCTGCCACCACCCATGCCAGCCGCTGCGGCCTGAGACATGAGAGCGCCCAGTTGCTCGCTCGACCGGATACGATCCTCCATGTTTCCACGGAGAGTCGCGTCGGCGGTGCGAAGCATGTTGGTGCGCATCGCGTCAACCTTCTTGGCCCCTGCCTCTTGGATCGCCTGATTCTTGGCGCTCCGTTGGTAGTTCGACAGCGACGACTGCGCGGCGCGCACAGCGTTGTTCGCTGCACGCACCACGTTGCCGGCGTAGGCGTTGGCCTCGTTGACGGTGTTGGTAGCTTGGGTGTTGCCATCGTCAATGATCCGCTGCGCCGAGTTGATAATCTCGTTCAGCTTCGCATTGTTGTAGCCCGAGTGGTGAGCTTGGGCCAACTGTACGATGAATCCCATTGCTTACTCCTTAAACACGACGAGCGTTGTTGAAGAACTGGCCCGTCCATTCGATTGCACTGATGCCCATAGGCAACCACGTGCGGGACACGAACTTCATGCGGTGGCGGGTGTTACCCTTGGCGCAAGGCACTTGGATCGTGGTGTCGGTTACAGGCTGTCGCCCGATAAAGTTGTTGGCCCGCCCGAGCACGCGCCCATTGAACTTGGCTACCGTAGTGTCCATGTTCTCCGAGGTGCGTACCGCGTCAAGGCCCGCCGTGTCGATCAGCGAGACTGCGTACTGCGTCACGGTCAGGTTGCCGTTCACGATGGCCCGGTCATTCTGGTCACGCACATACGGCGGCGTAATGTCCACCACCGAGTCGTACAGCACGCCCACCACAGCACCAGACATGAAGTCCGTGTACTGCGCCTTGAACTTGTTGTACTCCGTGGCCGTAGGGATGACTGAGCCGAGCAACCTACGGTCGGAGCTACCGTCCAGAGCCACGGCGGCGTTGGCCGTCACGACACCGGGCGAGTTCCAGCGGATGAACCCCGGGTCAGCCTCGTAGGCCGCTGCGGTGCGCTGGCTGTCCAGATACGGGGTATCCGACAGGGCAGAGTCCATGACGAACTCCTCAGCGCCGAGCCACAGGTTGATACCGTCCGACTTGACCGTGTAGACATTCAGCGAGGACTGGTAGCCCACCATGCCGACGACATGGCCCACTGCCGCGTAGTCCCACTCCCAACGGCTCCACGAGTCGAACTCGCGAGCCTGCGTACCGGGCTGGTCGAGGAAGCGGAACACGTACAGCCCATCGTCGCGCCCATCGGTGCGAGCGAACAGAGTCGTCGGTGCGCCCATGACAGCCATTTCCGTAACACGTCCACGGATGTACTTGTCAAGCTGCGGAGACGCGCTGCTAGTCTCTGGCGTATCTTGGAACACGCCAAGCTGGAACTGCGCCACTGCGCCTGAGAACTTGCTCGGGCCTTGCTGATCCCGGGCCGTCTGGTAGCGCCCATAGAACAGAATGTTGCCGAGCACTTCCGGCTGGCAGAACGATGCGTTGCGCTCGCTGGCCGCTGTGGCGATGGACATGCTCTGCGGCGTGAGAGCCGTGCGGCCCGAGATTGCGAACTGCTTGCGAATCCCGAACATGAACAAGTCCTTGTTGTACGTCACAGAGCGGCTGATGATGTCATCCTCAGAGCCGAGCGCGTAGCCTTCCACAGGGTCGTCGGGCTTGAGCGAGAGCATCGAGCTACGGAACCAGTTGAAGTAGTCGCCGGTCTTCGAGCCAAACACCACGCCGTTCGACACTACCATCAGGCGATCTTGGAAGACCGTAAGCATACTCACCGGGTGGTCGAGGAAGTACGGCTTGTTGCCCTGCGCAGCGAGGTCGCCCGCTTGGGTCGCCCCGTAGGCCGGTGGCGCAGCGAGGCCACTGATAGCCGCGAGCCGTGCCTGCGTTGCCGCGAGGTACAGCGTGCCGTTGTCAGCGGACAGAAGCCCCATCATGAATGCGGAGGTCGGTGTGATGACCACAGCGGGTGCCTCCGTCCACGTGACCGAGCCGAAATACTGGCCCGGCACTTCGGGGATAGCCTTGAGGTAGTAGGCGTCGGTCTGACCCTTGGCCCGCACCTTGACCAGCTTGTCGGTGAAGTGCACCGTCGATACGCGGTCGGGCGTTTCAATCTCGTTGTAGACCACGCGCAGCAGCGAGCCGTCGCCGCTGTCCTCACCCGCAATGTACGAGATATTGTCGAACACGATGGTCGAGCCATTGACGGCGAGGTTCGTGTACCCCGCTGCGCTGAACTGGTCTGCCAGTTTCTGTGCGATGTTCTCTGGCTGTTGATCCTTGAAGGCATCACCGATCCACTTGTTGCTGGCGGACTGCCATGCGTACACACGGTCGTTCACCTGCTTCTGGTAGTCGGATGCACCCGAGGGGATGTCCGAGGTGTTCAGCAGCGTCGGATAGCTTGAGGCCATCGTGGTGTAGCTGGCGTTGAACACAGCGTTGTCCGTCTTCCGGCGGATCGACAGCTTGAACGTGCGCGAGTACGCGCCTGCCCGAACCCACGCCACTCCCTGATTCGTGTGCGCGGCGTAGTTGTCCACTTGCGTGTACGCCGGGATCAGGTTGTTACCTGCTGCCAGCAGGTACTTGCCTACGTTCGTGATCGAGGCCAGCCCTTGATTCTTGTATGCGCTCATGGATGCGTCGGAGTCGATCACTACGTTCAGCCATGTCTTCGTGTCCTTGTTAAAGCAGAACGCCAAGGGAAGCGTTGCGCCAGTGCTAGGCGCGGAACGATACACCAAGCTGTACTCGGTGCCGTTCATGAAGAAGCTGTGCTCTCGGTAGGTACGGAGGAGAGTCTTTACCGCGTCCGTGATTGTGCCTGCGCCGATGTTCTTCTCGGCCATCAGGCGGGAGCCGTGCCGGCGCACTGTACCGCGCACCGGATCGGATACCATGTTGATCTGCTCGAAGTGCTGGCCGGGGTGCCGATCCTGAGCGACTTGCTCCGACACGCCTCGCACAACCGAGGAATAGCTCGACACCACCTTTGCCATTTAGAATACTCCGATGTTGCGAATGCCGCCCAAGCCATTGCCAACGTATGCGTTGCTGTACCTCGACACAGGGCGAAATTGTGCGAGCTTCTGCTGGACAGTCTGACTGTCGTGCAGGTTGGCCTTCTGCTGCCGAATCTCCTCGGCCTTGATCGTGATGAACGATTGGTTGTAGATGTCCTTGAGCTTGCCGTACTTCTGCGCGTCGCCGTCGAACTCGTGCTGGAAGTCCATCACGGCACGGTCGCCCACAAGCTGGTTAGCCAACTCAGGTAGCTCATCGAAGGGCACCTTGCGTACGATCTTCACGTACACGCCCTCGCCAATCTCGTAGGTGCTAGTCGCTCGGTTCCACAGCCGACGCCCGCGCTGCACGTAGGCGTTGCCGCCTGTGTCAACCGTGATGGCATCGTTGGGGAAGTACACGAACTTAGTCACCGGGTCAGGCATCAGGGCCATGAAGTCAGTGTTGAACCACCAGCCCTTGCCCTGCTCCTGCACCATGGCCCGAGCCAGCATCGTCTGTGCCGATGGCACGAACGGATGGTCAGGGTCAATCGAGTTCAGCGGAGATTCGCCTAGCGTCGCTAGACAGGAGTTCACCACGTCCAGTTCAGTAAGCATGTAAGTCTCCTAAACGAAAAATGCCCCTCAGCTTGTGGCCGAGGGGCATAGGGCGGCTACCGATTAGGCAGCCTTGATGACGCCAGCGAAGGCCGGGTTGTCCGGGCCAACGCCGAAGGCGAGCCAGTCGTCGATGTTCCAGCACTTGGTGTTGTCATCGAACCAGACCTTGTGTTGCAGCGGGATGGTCGAGCCAGCCAGCAGGGCACGAGGCGAGAAGACCACGGCGATGATCTTCGAGGCGTCCAGATCGTAAGCGTTGCTGTTACCAGCGTTGCTCAGGAAGTGGCCGGTGATGTTGCTGTTCGGCAGGTTGGTCGAGCCGAAGACCGGCACGCCGAATGCTTCCAGCGCCTTGGTCTTGATCTCGGTGCCGTCCGAGGTCTTGTAGCTGCGGTCGATCAGCAGTTCGTTGTTCAGCAGCGTGTAGCGGCGGGTCGGGCGCGTCACGATGATGAGGTCGTCATCAATCGGGTCAACGTCCTTTTCCTCCATCTGCGCGAACAGGTTGGAGAACGCGGCGTACAGCTTGGCCGGGTCATTCTCGTCGCCAGCAGCGCCGAGCGTAACCTGCGTGCCGGGATTCCAGCCGCTCGGATAACCGCTCATGTCGGTAATCAGGCCAGCCTTGATGGCTTGGATGAAGAACGCCTGATCCTTGAACTTGGCGATCTTCTTGCCGTGTTCTTGGGCGACAGCCGTGCGGGCGTCGAACGAGTTCTGGAAGTCATCCAGAGTCGGCGTGATGTTTCGGGCCATGACGACCGTATCCACACGCAGCGAACCCTTGGCCGACTGAACGACCGTGCCGTCCGGCGCAACGCCCGGGGTCAGCTTTTGCAGGGTCGCATCACCGACGCGGAACTTCGACACGATGTCGGTGCCTTGGACGGTGCGGGTCGGGATGAAGTTCTCCATCAGCGACTTGCGGGCGATGGTGCCCTCGACCTCGCCGGTGTACTGCTCGATATGCAGCGCAGCCGGGTTGGTGCCGGTGGGCGAAATACCGATCTGCTTGTTGTCTGCGGTTTGCAGATTCGAGCCGGGCCGGTTGATTGCGGACAGGGTAATACCCATAGCTTCTCCTTGAAAAGGTTTGCCAGCGTCGTGCCAGCGGGAACGACACTGGTTGTGTCTTTTGGGCGACCGAAATAGGACGCAAGAAAACCCCGCCTACCGGGCGGGGATCGGTGAGTGCTTATCGGCGCACACGGGCCGCAAGGGCGCGGTATTGCGGGGTCTGCTCAAAGCTGTCGCCCAGTGCGCGGCGCAGCTTGTGGCACTCCTCGGTGAACTGGCGGGCCGACAGCGGGCTGTGGTCGCCTTGGGACTGGTAGGTGGCCGTGCGCTGCGATACGTCCTCCAGCGGGGCGCGGGTGACGCCCTGAGCCGCATTGAACTGGTCTTGGATCAGCAGCATGGCCGCTTGGGCCTGCACGCCACCAGCGCGGATCATGGCCTGTACGCCATCCACGTCAGCCTGCTCGATGCCCGGGATCGTGGGGAAGTAGTCCAGCGCGGCGTTGAGGGTTGCCTCGTCACCGAACAGGGCCACGCCCATTTCCTTGTTGGTGCGCTCCAGTGCCGCGCCCTTCTCGCCCACGTCCTTGAGCATTCGCTCGAAGCCCTCGCGGCCGATCTTGAGCATGGTTTCCCAACCTGCCACAGGGTTCGTCGCAAAGTACGCCTCCAGCAGCGAGAAGTCGTTCTTCTCCACTGCCTTGATCGCGGGGTGGTCATCGTTCAGGCCAGCGTCCACCATGAACTTGAGCGCGGCGTCGAGGCCGGCATAGCCAGTCTCGCTGTAATACTCGATGCCGTTCGCGGCCTTGCCGGGGCCAGCAGCGTTCTCGCCGGTGCCGATACCCAAGTCCTTCACTTGGGCTGCGGCGGGGTTAGCAGCCGGGGTGGCAGGGGCTGCGGACTGCTGTGTGGCGGGAGTACCGGAGGTTGCCGTGGTCGCGGCAGCGGTAGCTGCGGTCTGGTCTGCGGATGCTGCTGCGGCTTGGGTTGCTTCGGTCGTCATTGCGGTTGTGCTCCTTGCTTGGTTGCTTCGATTGCCATGCCCGGCGCTGCGTCAGCGGCCATCTGTTGTTGCATAGCGTCCTGTTGTTGCTGCTGGAACTCGTCGTCCGACATCACGTAATCGTTCGGGTTCAGCCCACGGGCCGATGCGAGGATGTTCATGAGGGGCGAGAGCTTGAGCCGGCCTTGAACCTGCGGAGGCAGGGCGGCAATACCGGCGAGGTCGTTGAAGAACAGGCGAATCTGCTCTACGTCACCGTTGCGGGACAGGGCATCGAGGCCAGTGACAATCACAGGCTCCAGCTTGGCCTTGCCGAGGTCTACACCTTCGACACGGATGAGCCAGAATGCGATGGGTCGCTGGAAGTCGATGGCGAGGCGCGAGTACACACCACCGAGGCTAGTCTCAAGCTCTTGCGCTTGGATGCGGACTTCCTCAGCAGTGACGCGCTCTGCGTCGCGGATCACCGCACCAGACATCAGGAACGAGCGGCCAAGGCGGTTGATGTACCCGCTGTTGATCGCGTCGATGGTCTGGAGGTTGGTCGTGTTGCCGGCTGCGGCGATAAGCTCCACGTCACCCTTGACACCCGGCAGTGCGGCCCCGTTGGGCGACTGCATGAAGTCTTCGGGCTTGGTGATGCCGGCGGGATTAACCAGCCAGCGGAACTCGCTAGCCAGCACTGCGGCCTTGAGCACAGCTTCCGACATCGTGCTAACAGCAGCGAGGTCGCCCTCGCACTGCTCCACGAGGCCAGTGCCGTAGTTGTTCTCGTCAGCCAAGTCCCACGTCAGCACGCGGTACGGGTTGGTGTCGTCCGTGTACTTGCCACCGAACTCCCTGTCGGGCAGATCGGTTTCGTCCACGGCCTGCTTCATCCAGTAGTCCTTGCCGTCCCATTGCAGCGACGTGTAATGGTCAACGTCATCGCAGTGCTCATTCCACGTCAGGTCGTACCGGCCATAGCGGCCATAGTTCGCCTGTTGCAGATAAGCCTTGACCTTGGGAGTCAGTTCATCGAACGGCAGCTTCTCCTTAATGATGAGGCCCACCACGCGACCCTCTTGGTTGCGCTTGACCACGAACTTCTTGATCCCGATGATGCGCATTTCTCGCGTCACCTTGCCGCCCTTAACCTCGGGCAGGATCATGAGTGCGTTGCCGGTGATGATGAGGTGCTTCATCGCCTCGTACAGCTTCGGGCGGGAGCCTGAGCCGTCCAGTCGCTTCACCGCGTTCTTCTCGGACATCGCCAGTGCATTCTGCAATTCCGTCTGGTCAACGTTTTGCAGTTGCTTCTTGATCGAGTCAGGGATGTCCAGCCGGAAGAATGGCCGCGATGGAGCGAACAGGGCCAGCATCAGCTTGTTCGCCAGATTGTTGACGCCTTGTGCGCCAACGGATTGGTAGTCGGTCTGGAGAGCTTGCGACAGTTCGTCGTAGCCATCCGGGGTGCAAATCTGCGGCAGCGTCAGTGACGCATACCGCTGGCACCGAAGCAGGAAGGAGGCGCGCTTGCCCTCCTCCGCTTGGTAGAGGTAGGCAATTTTGCGCATCCTTTCTCCTTAGCTTACGACAGGCGAATGCCGGTGCCGCTCGAAGCCCCACCCTGATATGCTGCACGCGGGTTGCGCTTCTTGGCGAGGTCGTCTTCGCTCTGGCCTGCGGTCAGGTCAACCGTGGCTTCCTCGGTCGGCTTGGTCTGGTCGCGGATTTGGCTCGCGGTCTGCTGCTGGTTGATCGACTGTTGCAGCGCCATGTTCGCGGACTCGGCCTGCTGTCGCGCTTGCGATGCGGCTTGGTCAGCGGCCTGTCGTGCGGCGGCAGCTTGTGTGTCAGCGGCCTGCTTGGTCGCCTCGGCTTGCTTGGCGGCGGCATCCTCGATGGCCTGCTTGTTGGCCTCCGGGTCAATGCCCATCATCTTGTTCGTCACCTTGGCGACACCGCCGAAAATGTTGCGGACTACCTTGCCCATGAATACTCCTTGATAAGTTGGTGAGCCTCGGGCACGAACCCTTGGCGTTGATAGAAACGGGAAAGCCTGTCGTCAGCCGTCAGAGCATCCCCGACACAGACCACATCCACTTTGTAGTGCGCGGCCAGTGCGTCGAGAATCCGAGGGACGGCGCGAATGTTGCCGGGGCCATCCGCAACGCGGAGCACCAGCATTTCTTCGAGGGCCAGCCTATCGAGATTCCACCACGGCGGTGATACGGCGTAGATCACGGCATAGCCATCAGCGAGGACAGCTTTGGAGTGACCCTCGCGGACATGACCGAAGACGTGATGTGAGTTGATGTGCTTGAGCCAGCCCTTGTGGCCGGACTCCTGAATCCGCGCGGCGGTGAATACCACGGCGCGGTAGAAGTCGTTCCACTCGGCTAGCCCCCAGTCATCGCTGAACAGCAACGGTGAATCCATCGCGGAGTACCTTGAGAACGTGTTGGTAGGCCACGGCGGCTGCGAGAGTCGCCTCGGTGCTGTCCCGGGTCACTGCCGGGGAGGGCAATTGCCGCTCCAGTGCGGCCAGCGCCTCCGGGGAGAGGCGGTGTACTACCAGTTCCATGGGCTTCTCCGCAGTATTGTCTTTTGGGCTACCGAAATTACCTGAGCCATTTTCCGATTCCGGTTCCCCAAAAGACTCAACCGAAGAAGTACGGCGAGGCCAGAACCTGTCGAAGGTCAAGGCTGCCCCGAGGAGGAACGGCTGCAAGGCCGGGGTAGCGATCAGCGAATTGAGCCAGTGGGTCATTTTCTTCATACATCCTCACGAAGGTTTCCCGAATCCGGGTGAACAGGGTTTGTGCGTCGGCGGCGTGGGTGCCGTAGTCATCGTGGATCATCGCCAAGTCAATCTCGGGGCAAGCGAGAGTGCAGATGGTCAGGTGACTCGCATCCATGCTGTGCACGAAGTTAGGGCTAAGGCCGTTCTTGTGCGCATTCATTGCGGGCGAGTCCTTGAAGACGCCCACCTTGATACGACATCCGCCCATCAGCTTGGAGTTGATAGTCACGATGTCACAGTCGTCGTACACCTGAAAGACTCGAAAGCCACTCGGCGTATCCCACTGTATCTGTTGCTGTGGCTCACCACCGTGTGCTCCACGGAGAATACACAGTGAACTACGCTGTAACCAATCCATAGCGGATCGAGCCGCGATGACTACCTCTCCAATGGAGTCCCACACTTTGAAGGACAAGAAGTTAGCAGCCGATTGGTACTCCTGCTTTGAGAACTCCACAGCCTTGCCATGCTGGAGATAATCCTTGGCGATGTAGTCACCGGAACTGAACCGTGTAGAGCCATAAGGGAGAGTCATGACGCTACGCTTAACAATGCTTCGGTTGATGCCATGAGCAATCCACCGGGCACAGATCGACACGTCACGCTCCTTGAGCTTGGCAGGATCGAGTCCTTCCAGACGCTTCTGCGTTACTCCGGCAACCTGACCGTAAATGTCGTTAGGCTTGACACCCGGTAGCAGGTTCGTTGCCTTTCCACCAACCTCATCACGGAGCATGGCAGAGAAGTGTTGCAGGCCATTGCAGCTACCGTCCAAGCCCACGGGGATATGCGATAGGAAAGATTGCGTCTTCCCGGCATGTACCCAAGCAGCATATTCCATGCAACAGGCGAGGAACTGGAGCGGGCAGTCAGCTTCCAGCCATCCACGGTGGGAGAGACAGTCACTTCCCATTGCGACAATGAACTGCTCGTTCTCATCGACCCACTTGATTCGGTCATCGTAAGGCACCTTGTCCACGCCAAACTTGTTGGCAATATTGATCTTGAACCAGCGAACCGCGTCAGACGTGTCCAGAGGCTTGCCATTGGCAAAACGCAGCAGAGCCTTACTCAGGTCACTACCCTGCGGCGAAAGGCCCGTGGTGATCGCATAGAGGCGTCCACGGAAGTCCGCTTGGTACAGGAAGTAGATCGAGTCGTACTCCGCGAACTTGTCAGCGATGCGGCGGGCGGTGTAGAACCGGCCCCACTTCGTGCCGCGCAACTTCATGTCCGTGTACCACTCGCGCATCAGGCGCTTCCACTCGGTGAACTGCTCAAGCTGGTCGCCGGTCATGTTCGTCTTGTCCATCCCCTCCTCCAGCCACTCGGGCGGCTTGGGCTTGGGAATCTCGGCCTGCTTGATGATCTCGTCCGTGTCCATGTGCAGGGCGATCTGCTTGATCGCGGCCAGCATGTCGCGGTTGACTTGCCACGGCACCGACTGGAGCTTGTTGATCGCGCCCCGCATCTGTGCGGTGTATTCCGGGTGCTCCTTGTAGAAGTCCCGGGCCTCGCGGTTGGAACGGGCGAGGTTCACGCAGTACGGCATCTGTGCCCGCATTTCCGGGGTGTGGTATCCGCCCTCGGAGAACGATGTCCAGTCACGCGGCTGCTCGATGAACGGGAGGTGGAAGGGCGTCGTGACCTCCACCAAGTCCTTCACCTGAGCCATCACGGCGCGGGCCTCCTCGGTGAAGTCAGCCACGTACTCGCTGTTGTGCCCAACTCCGAACCGCTTTTTATCGTGCAGCAGGGTGATTTCCACGAACCCGAGCAGGCGCAGTTGCTCCAGTAGCCACAGGCCCAGTTGCTCGCGGCCTGCCGGCCCCCAGTCGGGCACCTCCACCTCAGCCTTCTTCGCGCTGCTGATGAGGGCGTTGTAGCGGTGGCTGGTGCTCTTGGAGTGCCTGCGGTCGAGGTCGTGCACCACCTCCCAGTACAGGTCTGGCTGATCCACGGCGAACAGGGACAGGGCCAACTCGTGCTGCACGGACTTGCCGATGAGGCGGGCGACGCTGCGGGCCGGCTGCTGCCCTTTCTCCATGAGGTGAGTCAGGGTCTGATTGACGGCGAGGAAGGCCGCTGTGGCCTCGTCAAGCGGCTCCAGCAGGGCGACATGGGCCGCCCTACGTCCTGCCTTGCCCGAGCCAGCCTTGGCCTCTCTAATGAGGTCTACGAGGGGCAGCAGATAGCGCCGGTACAGAACGTTGGCGTAGGCATTGTTGTCTGCCCTGCCGTTCTCCTCGTTGCGCTCCATCATGCGTCGCGCCCGGTCGCGGCCCGCTTGCCGAACTTCCCGTTCCAGTTCTACCTGATTCATGCCGTCCCTTAGTAGTAAATGCCGAACTCAGCGGCCAGCTTGTCGATGTACGTGGTGTCAACGCCCGGTGTCTGGTGGGCGGCGTAGCAGATGTCCGCCAGCCGCTCTACGTTCCCCGTGTCTCGGGCAGCGTCGGCCTTGTCGTCAAGCAGCTTTTGCAAGCGTCCCATCGAGGCGATTGAGTTCAGCAAGAAAGAGGGCATTGCAGGCAACATGGTCGATGTGCGGGAGGCCAGATTCAGCATCGTAGATTTCTCCTTGGGCGATTTGATTGAGGTGGCGGAGCATGGCGGCGAGGTAACGGGCCTTGGCCTCGGGCACCGTTTGCCATGAGTGAGCGGCGTACTTCTTTGCACCGAACGTCAGCACTGCGGCGATGCCGTTCAGGGCGCGGGGCATTCCCTCCCACAGAAGCTCGAAGCGAACCTTGTCGCCATCGAACTTGAGGCCACCGCGCACTAGCGCCGTAGCATCTGTGGCAGTGGTCACGGCAAGCTCCTTGGATTCGAGCGCGGGTGCCGAAAGCGGAATTGAGTCGGTGAGTGTCACGCTCTCGCCGGGCGGGTTGTTCTTCGTGGCGAGGCACAGTCGGTAGTGCTCTTGGGTCAGGAACAGGTACGAGTAGTCGTCTTGGCAGAACCACGCATACTGGTACTCGCCCTCACACTCCTGCACGCCGTAGCTGCGGGCCAGTTCGTCGGCGGTCTTCCACTTGCTCATCGTCCCTGCTCCTTGTGCTTGGCGCGCTTTTCCTCAGCACGCGCAATGACTTCCTTCTTGTCCAGAACACCGAGGTCGATCATCCGACCGATCAGGGCCAGCACATCGCCAGCCTCCTCGGTCAGCAGCCTGCGGTTCTTCTTGGGTGGGTGGCCTTGGTCGTCAGACTCAAGACCGAATTGCAGGGTCTTCATTGCGATCTGCGTCAGTTCGCCGCATTCCTCCGCCAGCTTGACGAGCACGCGCTTGTTGCGCTTCATAGACATCGTTCGATTCCTTGTAGAGTTTTGCGGCCAGCTTCATGTCGCCGGCCTCCAGTGCGGCGTAGAGATTCGATCCCTTTGCCGCCCATGTGTCCTTGTACTCGATGTACTTAGCCATTGCTTCCCAGTACGTTCTCGCGCGCTTCCTTGCTGTTCAGCATCTTGCGGCCATGAGGCCATGCGCCGCAGTCACCGCAGTGATAGCGTTGGTACTTGCCGACTTGCGTGAAGCGGAAGCCCTTCTTGGCGAGGTTGGTCGAGCCGCAGTGCGTGCAGTGCAGGTGCCCATCGTCCTCGTTGTAGAGGTTGATGTTGGGGTGGCCCGGTGTCCACGGGCGCAGCTTGAGGTAAAGCTCCTCGGTCGAGAGCACGTCCACGATGTTGTACTCGCGCATTTCCGTCTGCGCATCCACATCGCCGTTCAGGAAGGCCGACCACAACTCGAAGCCCGGGAACTTCTTGTGCTTGAGCTTCTTGTAGCGGGTGCACAGCTTGTCCGACAGCCACTCCAGCTTGTTGCTGGTGAAGCCGAAGGTGCGGCGGGCCATCAGCATCGTGTCCACTACGCGGTACGGCGAGGGCGGCGGCAGATTGTTGAGGATGAAGCGGGCGTTGATCTTGCGCCGGTCGAAGCGCTGCACGTTCTGACCGTTCACGATGTCGGCCTCGCACAGCAGCTTGTGGATGGCGCGCACCAGCTTGCGGTCGTTGCGCTTGTTCTTCTGATCGAAGGTGTCCATGTAGATCACCTCGTCGCTGTGCAGCCACTTGGCGCAGAACGACAGGATGCTCCACTCGGTGTCGATCTGATTCAGGCCCACGTTCTGATCGAACAATCCCCACACGTGGGCTTTGATCGGAGCGGTTTCGATGTCGATGGTGAGGATTTTCGGTCGGGTCATTGTGGGTGGTACTCCTTGGGGATGACGTAAAGCGGGATGCCGTGGAAGGTGTAGTCGGAGACAGCGGCGATGCAGCGGCGGGCGTCCGGGTAGCAGTAGTGGTTGATGCGCTCGAAGTAGCGCACAGGGATCGGGTCGTAGGTGGGTGGGTCGCTACGGGTGAGGCACGCCGCGAGCCGGGATTGCAGGACGTAGTCGCCGCGCATATCCTTGCGAAGCTCGGCGTACTCCTCGTGAGTGACCACGATGCAGTCAGGCTCGCGCCGATCACGCCGCGCCGCTGACAGCGATTCGAGGATGCGGTCAACCACCGTGGTCTTGAGGATCACCTTCATGCGTCGCTCCTCGCGGCTAGGCGCTTGGCCTTCGCCTCGGCGGCACGCTTGTTACGCGCCCGCTTGTTCTTCAAGTCCATCTTCTCGCGTTCAGTCTTGTGCGTCGGATGGCTGTACTTGTGCTGAGGCTCGGCGTGCTTCTCAAGGTAGTCCGCGATGTTGCGGAGATACGTCCACGGTGCCAGCCTTTCGCCACTGGCAGGGTCAGCGCCCAAACGGTTCGCCCAGTTCTCGATTTTGCCAAGAACACCATTGTTCCACCGACCGAGCGTCGCTCGAATTCCCCCGTGGGAATGGCAGTGATCCAGTACCGCGTTGGCGATGTCCACTTTCCATCCCGTAATCGGGTCGATACCGTTCTGCTCACTGAGCAGCCTCGCTCGGACAGGCTTCACCTGAGAGGTCGTTAGTCTCTGCAATGCTTTTCTCCACACGTTGAATGGTTCGTTCCAAGGCGTCAGTCACCCAAGGAATGTTCGGAAGGATGCGAAGCACGTTCCGCTCAGATGCACCTGCGTCATCGCGCATCCATAGCAGTAGTGCCTGTTCCAGTAGGCGGTCAGCAGCGTCTTCGCCGTAGAATCCCGAATACAGTCCTCGAACGACCTTGAACGCTTCTGTGTTGTCTTGCACATCGGACAGCAGCTTGCCCGCTGTCGCCTCGCCGCAAAGAGCCGCAACACCATTGGGCTTGACGTACTTCGGTAGACCGGGGATGTTGTCTGCGGTATCGCCTTGGAGCATCTGCAACCAGAACCACTTGTGCCCGTATTGCAGGCCGTCTTGGCCGATGAGGTCGAATGTGTCACGGGGAACCTCGGTGAGGATGTAGTCCATCCATGCGACATGCAGGCCACCGAACATGCGGAAGTCCTTGTCGCGGGTCATGATTGCGATGCGCTTGATGCCGGCCATGAAGGCCACGCCGTCATCCGCCTCGCGCTGCGTCCATATCTTCGGGACGAACTCGATGCCGCTGTACTCGGCCATGAAGTCGCGGAGCATCTGCCAGTTCTTCGGGCGCTTGCTGCTATTGCGCTGCCCTTGGTAGGGCTTCACTGTGGCGATGTGAAAGCGGTTAGCCTTAGTGCACCCCGAAGCGGACAGGTGAACAACACACCGGCCCCGGGCACCCGACATGAACTTAGCTGACTCGATTCGATCCACCAGACTCTTGCGGGCGATCCCGGCCGATGTCTCGTCGTTACCCGCACAGAAGTAAGCGGCGTAATCTCCGTCCACGTGGAGTTCAAGCTCAGGGTCTGCGTCGGGGAACAGGTCATTGCGCGTCTGCGGTGCCTGCTGTCCCGCCAGCGCCAGCTTTGCGGCGAGTTTTTCGTTCACGTTGTTCCTTGGCTTGCTCGATGATCTTGCCAGCGTTGTTGTGCAGCCACTCCAACTCGTACTGAGCGCGGAAGTTGCGGCCATCGCTGGTGCCTACCTTCTTGGGTTCCTCGCCGGTCTGCTTCCGAAACACGGCGATGGCAGCCTTACCGAGCGCGAACCCGGTGAAGCGTGCCGCCGTGTACGGGAACAGTGCCCGGAAGAACGTCTCGACTGATGAGCGCATCCGGGCCTCCTATTAGGCGATACCAGCCAGCGGGTCGTCGCCGGTGGCACGATTAGCTTCGGCGGCCTCGTTCTTGGCCTCGTTGCGGGCAGGCACCTCCGGCTCGGGGATGTCAGCGGCAGCACCACCGGCGCGCAGTTGAGCGAACAGCGGGTGCTTCGGCCAGTTCTTGGCACGCATGATCTTCTCTTGGATCACGTTCTTGCTACGGCCAGGCTTGCCGTCCTTGGGTTCCTCGTACCAGCCGTCGATGTAGATGGCCTTCCAGTCTTCCATGTCGGCCAAGTCCCAGATGAACGCCTTGAGTTCCGACTTCGGCGGCTCGACCGGCACGTCAATGAAGTCGCCGCTGATCGGGTCTTGCACCTTGGGGCCGCTGATCTGGTAGCCGCTCTTGCCGCGCAGGCTCGCCTTCTTGGTGGTCTTGCCGTCCACCGTGCTCTCGTAGTGGAAGACACGGACGAGGAACGGACGACCGAGCAGTTGCGCGGCGTGGGTCACGTCACCGGCGTAGTTCAGTTGCGTGAACAGCTTGAAGAAGTGGGCCTTCTCCGACAGGGACAGCATTTCACGCACGGTCATGCGCTGCGGGTACTCGTCGCCGTTGGCGGTCTTGATCGGCGGGTGCTTCGGGCCGGACAACTCGAAGACCAGTTCGACATACGGCTTGTAGCCAATGACCTTGCCATCGAACTTCTTCTCGTGGTCGCCCACCTCGTAGTAGCCAACGAGGCGTGCACGGGCAATGCCTTCCTCCGGCAGGGTGTACGTGCCACCGCCACCGGCGCTGGACTCGTTCATGTTCGGGCCGGTCTTGGCTGCTTCTGCGATCTTGGCGGCGAGTTTGTCGTTCAGTTGGGTCATGCGATTTCCTTGATTAGTGGATGGTGTAGCTCGGCGTGTAGCCGTTCATGTAACGATTGCGGATGTCGATTCGGTATGCGTCTGCTAGCTCAACGTTGTCCTCGCCGTAGATGATTTCTTCGAACATGCTGGAGCCATAAGCTGTCACGCTCGGCACCGGCACCTGTACTTCCCACCCAAACCAGAACTCCATGAAGTCGCTAGCGGCCAACATGCAAGCGTGGAGTACGGCAGATGCGTCGTGGTGGACTTCCTTGTGCATGTCGGCGTACAGGGCGTCGTGCACTTGATTGACTAGGAGCGCCTTGCCGCCCCAGTTCTTGTTGCGGTAGAACTCGCGGACAGCCAGCCACATCGCAGCCTTGGCCCACTCGCCGCCCATGCCCTGCACCTCGTAGTTCTTCAACTCGGTAGGCGAGAACGATGCCGGCGACTTGCCCTGCTTGATGGCCCACAACGGAGACGGCGACTCGCGGTAGCTGTACACCTTGCCATCCGGTGTTGTGCTCCAGCCCTTGCCAAGTTGCACCATCAGGCCGGGACGCTCGGGGTGCGGCTCGACACGACCAGTGGGGCGACGCGACTTCATCACGCGCTCCTCCTTGGCCTTGTTGTACGCCTCGATCTCCGGGTAGCGGGCATTCTCCGCAACGATCAAAGCCTCGACATCCTCCAGCGCCATGCCGGTGGAATCGCTGATCTTCTGCGCACCAGCGCCGTATGCACGCTGGAACGAGAACACCTTGGCCTCGGTACGCTTCTTCTTCCACTTCTTGTGCGTGTCAGCATCCACGCCCTCGCCGGTCACGCACAGTCGCAGCGCTTCTTCGTAGGGGATGCCTTCCTTCTGCGACACACGCATACAGTGCATGTCAACGCCAGCGCGCAAGTCCTCGATCAGGTTGATACACGCCGTGAGGTTGGCCTGCACGTACACTTCCAGTGCCGTGAAGTCCGACTGCACGATCACGCCATCTGCCCCGAAGCGGGACTCAAAGACGGTCTTGATGAGCGAGCCAGTGACGTTGCCCTCGGAGTCGATGCTACCCTTGGACACGTTCTGCAAGTTCGGGTCGGACGAGGAGAACCGCGCCGTCACCGTGCTCGTGTGGTTGATTCGGTGGTGGATGATGCTGTCGAGGCCAACCAGCGTGAGCATCCCCTTCTCTTTGCCGTCCTCGTCCACCGTGATGTAGTAGGTGGACAAGTCCTTGCCAACCTCCTGCACCTTCGCCAGCGTCTTGAGGAACGGCAGGTTGCGATTGCCTAGCTCCTCGATGACATCGGCGGACACCGACCACAGCCCCTCGGTGCTGGACTTCCACGCATCCTTCGGCTCGGTGTAGCCGGGGAACTCGTGGTAGCAGTCCTCCCACCGCATCTTCGGGCCGCGCTCAACGTCAGGAACCTTTACCTTTCGGGTCTTGACTTCGCCTTTGTTCTTGCCGCCGGCAAAGCGAACGGGTTCATGCAGCAGTGCATCAAGATCATCAACCCTAACTGTGGTGCCATCAGATAAGAGAACATGAGTCTCCTCCTTTTGGAAGTACGTGAGTTCGCCCTCATCGCTGAGGACATGGACGCGCTTCTGGTACTTGACCTTGCCGCCGAACACAAGGGGCGACAGGTGGTAGCGGTTGCGCCAGTTGAAGTCGAAGGGGAGTTCGTCAGGCAGGTAGTTGCGGAGTTCGGTGAGCAGAATCTCCAGCGTCGCCCGCAGTTGCACTGCCTGCTCAAGACCCTTGGCCTTGTTCACGAACATCCCGTTGCGTTCCATTTCCACGGTCGCAATCAGACTGCCCATGTTCAGCAGGATGGACTTGAGTTGCCCGCGCTCTCGCGCCTTGGCAAGCTGGCCCTTGAAGATCAGGCGGGTGTTGCCGATGTCACCCTCGTCCTTGCCGTTGCCGCACAAGTACGACATGAGCAGTTCGGGGTCGATGTCCGGCGTGTCCACGCCAGCTTCCCACAGCGCCTTCACCTCGTCGATCTTGACGTTGCCGCCGTAGATCGGGGCCATCTCATCCATCGACAGCATGTGCGAGGAAGGCTCCATGCCGCGCAGCAGATACTCCGCAAGCTGGCAGTCCCACACGTTGCCGCCGTTGGCGACCCACTCCATCCACGCCTCAAGGTTCTGCGGCTCCCGCAGGGCGTACAGCAAGTCGAACTTGATGTTCTGACCGGCCAGCAGCTTGGTGCCCTTGAGCATCCGGGTGAACCAGTCGAACGGTTTCTTCTCGTCCTTGGCAAAGTACAAGCCCTCGACCGGGCCGTCACCCATGGCGTAGCCAGCAGCGACGATCCAGTTACCGGGCCAGAAGGGAGACGCCTTCCGTTTCATGTACGCTGCTGTGGTTGTCTCCAAGTCGAAGGTTGCGAATGTCATCAGTCGTCCAGCCAGATGTAGTAGCCGCGCTCGTTGTCATGGCACGGGGTGCGGGCGCAGTTTAGTTCCTCCTTGTCGAAGACGCAGCCATCGCATCCGGTCGGAGGTTCGTGGCCTTGCAACTCGCTCTTGAAGTCGCGGCCCTGCCAGTTGATAGTTTGTGGTACGGTGCTCATTACATATCCTCCTTGGCTCGGAAGCCCTTGAATACCGGGTGGCGCGGCGCGTCCACACAGCCGTGGTTGAAGAACTTGTACGTCACGATGCGGCCCGCCAGCGATTCGCGGGTAGCCCACAGGAAGTCGCGGTCGCTAGCGGTGAAGCCCGTGCCTACGTTAAACACGGCGCCCTCGAAAGGGCCGTTGATAGCTTCCACAACGAGCGCACCAAGTCGTCCCTTACCGATCTGGTTTTCCTTATGTGTGCTCCGTTGCGTGCGGCCAAGCTCATTCGTCTTCGCCTCATTCGCATTGTGCATTTCCTCCTCGAAGCCGACGATCACAGCCTCGGCGTCTTCGAAGCGCTTGAGCTTGAGCAGCCCTTGCTCCTTCACCGTGCTGCGACCGAACTTGTACTTGCTGTCCACGCCGCGCACCATGACGCCCTCGAAGCCCTGCTTGAGCACACCATCCTCGAACTCCAGCAGTTCATCCAGCGAGCGGATCGTGGTCTGCGGCAGTAGCTTGATGCGGCTGCTCGTCGCCATGCTGTTGTAGAACTCACGCAGCAGGAAGAAGCGCTCCTCTGCATCCTCGTCAGCGTCCACTCGGTCGAACAACCAGTACGCCCAGTCATCCGGCAGACCCTTGGACTTTGACATGAACTGCGAGGTCGTGGCCTGCATCACGTTCGGGTCGTTCTCCGGGCCGCAGACAAGCTCGCCGTCAACCGCCCACTCGGGCAGGTCTTGGTCGCGGAGATACGCCTTGAGGCCAGCGTTCGGAATCTCCTTCATGCTGCGGGTGTAGGTGCTGAACCCGTAGTCGTCCGTGGCAAGTCGCACGCCGTCCACCTTGGCGGAAGCGAACACAGGGAACAGCAGCTTGCTCAGGCTGTCGGTGATGTTGCCGGCGAGATTGGGCTTGAATCCAGCGGGGATCATTGCATATTCCTCAGAGGGCAGATAGGGAAGACGCGGCGCACTTCGATGCACGGCGTGAGGGCACGCCACTCGTTGCCGGTCACAGTGTTCTCGGCGGGGTGCTCGGTGCGGGCACAGCCATGCAGGCTCGGCTTGCCGGTGTCGTCAAGGAAGTTCAGGCGGTGGCCCTTGCAGTTGGTACAGGGTTCGTACTTGCTCATGCGTTCTCCGGTGGGTCGATAAGGCGGGCGCGCTCTGCGTCGAAGATCACCTCCGCGTCGCAGGACTTCGGTGCGCCCTCACGTTGCAACTTGTTCTTGGTCATGCCGATCCAGCGTGAACCGGAATACATAGGGTCGTTCAGCGATCCCATTACAATGATCGCATCGGCTGCGCCCTGCTTCCCCGTCTTGCTGTCTTTCAGCATGGGCAAGGTAGGAAAGGACAATCCGTCGCCATCCGCAGACACCTGACTGGTAGCAATCACTGCACAGTCGTATTTCACGCCTAGCAAGCGTGCCCATTGGTACATAGCCTCCAGCAGTTGGTCAGTCCGTTGCCCGCCGTTGTTCACAGCGCCGCCGAACTTGATGTTGTCCACCATGTCGAACACCACGATGGCCGGCTTGTGCATCCGCATGATGTCCTCGACCTCGTGCGACCAGAAGTCGTGGATGTCCATGACCTTGATAACGTCGCGCCCACCGCACGCCTTGATGTACTCCTCGCGGATGACACCGTTCTGCGACAGGTGAATCAGGTCGCTGATCTTGGCGTTGAGCGCGGCTTGGTAGTTACGCTGCACGATGCGGCGGCCCGGCCCCTCGTTGTTGAACCAGAGGATGTCGCGCTGCTCGTCCGGGTACACCGTGTCGATCTGCTCGGCCATGTACGTAAGCTCGGATGCGATCATGGTGGTCTTGCCCTTGTCGGGGCGAGCGGCCAGCACGATGAAGTCGCCGCCGATGAGTGGGCGCATCACGCGGTTGATGCACTTGAGGCGGAAGTGGAAGCCCCGGTCGTTCTTCGCGTCGTTCAGGATGTCGTTGATGTCCGCGTTGACCCACGGAATCTTGACCTTGCGGGTGATCTCTGACTCGTAGTTGTCCATCAGGGCGCGGAACCCTACGTACAAGTCCTCCTCAGTCTCGCCGTCCTGCCACTTCTGGATGTACGATGCGAGGCGGTTGGCGTAGTCCGCTGCCAGCAGCCGGCCCATCAGGCCATCCTCCAGAGCCGGGTCGGCCTCTACCTCGATCACGTTGCGCAGCATCGAGCCGTACAGTGCGCGGTCTTCCTCCTTGAGGGTCGGGTGCTTGAGCTTGAAGAACGTCCAGAAGGACTCGTACTCGATGGCAGTTGCGTCGGGGAACTCCTCGAAGAAATACCCGTAGTCGTTCAGCACAGCTTGTGTGCGGGTGTCGAGGGCGTGCTTGGGGATACTGCGGGCCAGCCGTTCAAACCGGCTGCGTGTCTTGAGGAGGCGAAGCAGTGTTGTTTCCAGACTCACAGATACTCCTTGAGGTAGTGTTCAATCTCCCTACGCCAGTGCAGCTTCGGGTCTTTCGGTGTGACGAGGTTGTGCACGTCCACGCCATAGCGGCGCAGGCTATTGCGTATGTGTCGTGCAGCGTCTTGCCCCGGATCGTCGGGGTCGAGCCATACGACGACAGGCTTGTTCGCTTCGAGCAATTCATGCGCGCTCCATGCTTTGAGTGCGGTGCCCATCAGGCTCCACGATTCGGTGGTCTTGCCCACCTTGTAGGCGCTCAGGATGTCCTCGGTCAACACAATGCACGGGCCACTGCCATACTTGGCAACCAACCGCGCCTTGTTCACCGCAGGGTTCAGGTACTTGGGCCTTGGCGCACCGCGTTTCCAGAACGGGTCGCGTGCTTGCCAGTACACAAGTTCTCCATCCGACCCATACAGGGGCAAGACCACCCGCTGCGTCGGCTCGTGCCAGTACACGCCCAACGTACAGATGTCGTCATTCGAGAAGCCCGCCTTGTAAAGCCATACGCGGGCCTCCAAGGGCCAATCGCGGGGAGTAGCTACCCTTGGTAGGGGCAGCCCCTGAACGAAGCGTGTGGCCTCGTCTGATGCGTTCTGGCGGGTAATACGGGCGAGCTTCTCGGATAACGAGAGTTGCCGGCTGACCCATCCCTTGTCGTCACAGCGGTGACACCAAGCAGACCAGCCATCCGGCTTGCACTCGATGAGGAGCGGAGTGCCGTCACCGCAGTCGTGGGTGGTGCGTCGCTTGGTGCCCTCGGGCAACGCTTGCGCTCGGTCTAACCATGACTTTGGATCAAGCACTCCTACTCCTTATTCGATGTCCGGGTTGATGCGGATGCCAGCGAAGCCGGCCTCCTGTACTGCGGCGGCGTGCACCGTCTTGGCAAGCTCGTACTGCTGATCGGCTTGCTCCTGCTTGACGCGCACCGTGTCCTCAGCGGCCAGCACTGCGGCCTTCGCCTCGCTGACACGGAACAGCGCCTCGCCGTGGTCATCATCGGCCTTCGCGGCCAGCTTGAAGTGCGCCTCGACCGAGCGCTCCAGTTGGCGACCATGGAAACGGCGGGCAATCAGCAGCAGCTTGCGGGTAAAGCGGATCATAGTTTGTCCTTGGTGTGGTTCGGGTCAGACTGGATGAGCAGCAGGTCACGACGCAGCGCGTCGATTGTGCTGTAGCGGGAAATCTGCGTCTTGTCATCCTCGCGGATGCGCAGCAGGGTGAGGCGGCCTGCGGTAAGGTACGGCCCCCACGTATCGCAGAGGATCAGGGCCGTATCAACATCGTGAACCACGCCACCAACGATACACGCGGCGGCGTACTTCATCAGCCGACCTTGACGATGGCCGAGGTGTCGATGATAACGATGGTCGCGTCGAAGCCCTCACCGTACTCGACCTTGATGCGCTTGCCCTTGTCGGTGTCGGCCACGCCCTTGACCACGCCGGTGTACTCCTTGCGAGTCTCGGCACGACCGTAGTTGAACGTGATGCTGCTGCCAGTGGCGATGTTGGTCAGGGCCTGCTCGGCCTCGATAGCAGCGGCGATGCCGTCGCGCTTCTCGGTCAGGGTCTTGATGGATGCTTCGATTGCGGTCAGTTGGTCGATCAGCGGCTTTGCCATGGTATTGCTCCTAGAAGGTTTGGATTGGAACTACGGGTTACTGCGGAAGTGTGCGCACTGGGCTAGTGCAGATTCGAGTCGGTGAGTGTCAGGCTCTCACCAGAGGAGGAGTGCCAGCCCCGACATCAGCACACCATTGGCGCAGACGGCGAAGATCAGCAGGTCAGCGGGCTTGACCTTGCGTTCCCTCGTGTCGAGGATCATTAGCAGCAGGGTCAGAGCGGATACCACGAGGGCATACAGCAGGGCGAATGTCGTCATGAATGGAAGATGATGGACAGGGTGAACAGGAGACAGTACAAGCCGATGGCCGGCAACAGGATCGCGGCCACGGCAGGGATGATGAGGTCTTTCACAGGCCGCGACGAGTCGCTTCCTCGAAGGCCCACTGCGGGACTTGGTAGCCCGCCGTGTCGATGGCGTGGTTCAGGATGGCCTTGAGGAACTGCGTCGTCAGCGAGTCGGTCGGGGCCGGTGCTTGCGGCGGTTCGCTGCACACTGTGCAGTTGCGCTCGGCCACCTCGGCGTTGGCTACGCGGTTGCCGATGATGTTCGCCACTGCGCGCTCGTTCTCGGGGATGTCATCCTCGCCGTCATCCTCACGGGGATTCTGCTCATCGAAGGCAAGGCGCACCTCCTCCGGGTCGAGTTGCAGCAGGTTGCTGAATACATCGGCCACATCGTCACGGTCGCGGCCATCCTTGGCGAAGGCCGCCAGCGCAAAGTCCACAGCGTAGAGCGGGCCGCTGTACAGTTCAAAGCGCTGCACGCTGTAGTGCCCGGCGTCGGGGCCGTAGAGGCGAATGACGCCACGATCCACGTCGCGGCGGGTGGTGCCTCGGGCGATGACGTACAGCTTGCCCTCTTGCAGTGTGGTGCCTTTGGCCGACAGGCACTTGACGACGATGCGGCCGTCCTGCTTGTAGGCACGGAAGTTCTCGTGCACTTCCAGCTTATTGAAGCGGTCGAAGAACCAGCCGTGACCCTCGACACCCTCGACACGAACCTTGTCGTTGCACACCGTGAAGTGCGGGTCGGGTTCTCCATCGGAACTCACGCCGACTGCCTCGACCTTGTAGGTCTTGCCCGCCACCAGTGGGTAGTGCGGACGAACGCAGGTCACGTAGTCGCCCACGGCCAGCGGGAAGGTAGGCACAACAGCCTTGGCCTCGAAGCGGGCAGCAGTAACCCACGCCTGCGGCGAGCCGGGGCCATCCACCTTGATAATAGGGTGGGTGGGATCAACTTCCAGCACCGTGTACTCTGCGCCCTTGGTGTAGTACAGGCCCGGGCCAACGTTGATGACGACTTGACCGACAGCGAACTTATTCGACATGGTGATTTCCTTAGTGGGATGCGATGATGTAGCCGACAGCGAGGACGGCCAGAACTACTGCGGTGGCATACGCGCCGATCTTGGCCTCGTTGCCGGAGAACTTGGCGGACACCTTGGCAGGGCCGGCCTCAGCCGACACCTCTACGTCAGACGGTTGCTTGAGTGGATCGGGCACGCTCGGCCTCCTTGCGTTGTTCGTGTTGGATGATTTGCTTGCGGGCCACGCCTTCTACCCAGTGGCGCAGGGTCACAGAGTCCCACACCTCGGAGCGAATCTCGTCGCGGATGGCGTACTTGAGTCGCTGCTCTGCTACGGCCCGCTCACGCTTGTCGCGCTCGGCGGCCTGCTTGTTCCACTTGTGTCCGAAGTGGTAGGCGGAACCAGCGACCCATGCACCAGCAGCGAACGTAAGGACGGTGATGAGCGCGCTCATTCCTTGCGCTCCGCGTCGATGCGTGCAGCGATGGCGGACTCGGCGGCGTTGGCCGTGGGGTACGCAGGCTCGATGTACGTGTTGGTGCTGGCATCGTAGACGTACCAGCCGCTGCCCTTGTACTGCGCCGAGTACGGGTAGGTGGGGCCGACTTCCAGCGCTGCCGGGTTGTTGGTGTACTGGGTACGCACGAAGTTGTTATCGCCACGCATGGTGCTGTCTCCTTAGACGTTGAGAGGTGAGTGCGGATCGAACACGATCACGCCGTGATACTTGAAGCCTTCGAGCATTTCATGCAGCATGAAGGTCTGGAATGCCATCCACACGGTGCGGATGATGCTGTCCCGGTCGTTCGGGTTGTGGACCGTGAACCAGCGACCCACTTGCTCTACCAGCGTGCCGGTCTTGGTGCACGGCAGGTAACAGGCCAGCCGCACTTGCCACATGCCCGGTGCGCACTGGTCGAGTTCATACGAGAACTCGTTGTCGTCGGTCATCCAGCGCGGCATGTCGATGGCGTCGAGGATGCGTTCGATGTCGATGCGGTCAGCCATTGCGGGCGTCCTTGAGGTAGAGGTCACGGGTCACGGGGTCTTGCTGCTGCTTCGCGGCTTGGCGGTAGAAGCGGCGCACTGCACGCGGGTCGCCCCATCCGCGCTGGCCGCACTTGTTCTCGTGGCTGCGCTCCCACCGAGCTTGCTGTCGGGATGCGCTGCTCATGCCGGCACCGAGTGGGTGAGGTCGAGCAGGTTGCGGCTTTGCTCGATGGTTGCCTCGGTCACGTACAGCGGCGTGCCGTTCGCGGCATTGGCTGCGCACAGCAGACCGAACTGCTCGGCGGTCATGCGGGACTCGACACCCGAGTACGACTCGAAAACACGATCAGCGATGTCCTTCGCTTCCTTGAGGCCGAGCGCCGTAGCCTCGCGGATAGCCTTGATGGCCGCGACCTTGTTGCTGCCCTGCTGCTTGAGGATGAAACGTATCGTTTTCATGCTGCTTCCTTTTGGTTGATGGTGACGGCCACGCCTTCCTCGGTGAGGTAACGGTCAGCGTGCCAGAGGTGGAAAAGATGCGGACGAAAGGGTGCCCAGTTGATAGCGTGTGGCCCGACCAGCGAACCGTACGCATGTTTCGCCTCGTGCATGAACGTCACGAAGGCGATGCAATCTTGTTCAAGCTGCTGCGCGGCCTGATACAGCCGACGACGCACGCTGCCATCCATCAGGTCGTCCAGTACCACGAGCACATGGCAATCCTCGCCCGGCTCCGGTTGCAGGCGCTGCTTGCATATGGTGAAGTCGAGCGAATGCAGCACCGAGATAATGTGCTGCAACGACACGCGGCTGACCGGCTTGCCGTAGCGCGGCGAGGTGAGCGAACCTACGTTCAGGGTAATGGACACGTCAGACTCCCAAGGGACGACCGTTGATTTGCCACTCGCCGCTCACCAGACGAACGACATCGCCTGCCTTGCGGGCCTTCTCGATTGCACGCAGCACCTTCTTGCCCCACGTCGAGGGCTTCTCGGTGATGGCGTACTTCTCGCCGTGGTACTTGTCCGAACCACGCAGCGCCTTGTTGTCGCTGCCGGGTGCTTTCGCTTTCTTCGGCTTGGTGTGCTCGGCGCTGTGCTGCCAGTAGATGCTTTGGATTGCTGCCATGGTGTGATGCGACTCCCTCAGAAAATGGGCATGAAAAAGCCCGCCATCAGGGCGGGCACTCGGTTAACTAGGTGTGGGCGCGGCTCTATCGTTTCGCAGTGGGCAGACCTACTAGCCGGCCCCGTGCACAGGGTTGCGGTGTTCGCTGGAGTACGCCTGTCGATAAAGCCCCGCCCGCACCTAGCTAGTGCGGGTTCGGGTCGGAGAGTGTCAGCCGCTCACCGGAACGAGACAGTCACCGGGTCGGGCTTCGCGTTGACGTGCACGGTGAGCGGCCCCTCGTGGTGAATCACGGTGCAGGCACCAGACAGCACGACGAATGCAGCGAGGATGATGTAGCGCATGTTGTTCTCCTAGTGGTCTTCAAGCCAGATGGTCACGCTAAAGTTACGGTCGCCGGATTCCCACGAGACACGCGGCGTCGTGTCGTTGACTGCCATGCTAACCGACCCACCACCGAACGAGTGCACTAGCTCCTCGGCCAGATGTTGGGCCTGCCCCTTCACGTTGGTTGCGAAGTCACCACGGCGGCGCAGACCGTTCGCAACGTACCACTGCACCTTGTACCAGCGGTTGCGTTTGCGCATGTCAGCCCACCCATTCGTCGCTGGTGATAGGGAACGAGGTATGGTCACGCCGCACAACATACGGCTGGCCCTTCTCGGTACGCACGCCAAGGTATTCCTTGCTGAACTCCCGCATGAGTTCGGTCACGCGGCTACGTGTGGTCGGAGTATTCCATCCGGCCAATGTGAACTGCCACGGCGCGGCGATAGCTGTGGCGGTGTCGCTCGTGATCTTAGCAATGGTGTTTCCGAACAGAAGCACTGTCACGTACTCCCATCCTCCGCTAGTCCAGCAACACACCTCTGTGTTGCCTTCCTTCCAGCTACGGCCCGCCTTGATGGCGGCGATCATGTTCTTCTCGATGACACGCATGTTGTTACTCCATGTCAGACAACGCGGCCCGCACATTGTCCCGTGTGAATGTCACGGCAGTGTACGGGGTTTTGAACAGCCCGACCTCATGCAGATAGTCGAGCACTCGGGCGGCGGCCTTGTCGAGGGACACCGTAAAGCGAATGGCCTTGATGCAGTACACGTACAGCGCCTCATCGTTGGCGAGCACGTTGTAAACCTCATCGTTCTCCCACTGGTGGTCACGCCGTGACATGGATACTCCCAGTCAGCAGAGAGACAGCAGTGTTGAGCACGTACACAACGAGGTACACCACAGGCAGGACACTGAACAGCACCAGCAAAAGTCTCGCGGTCATGGCTAGCTCCGTTTCGAGTCGGTGAGTGTTGCGGTCACACGTACCTGTACTTGTCAGCAAGGTACACGAACACGTCTTGCAACGAGGCCGAACCAGACAAGGCGTACAGATGATGGGCCTCGGCAATGAAGCCCAACACAGCAGCGCCTACCATGCGGCACACGTTACCCGTGCTGCTGTCGGATGCAGCGAACACCTTGCGGTGCTCGTCCACATGCACTGACACCTTGGGCCGCACGTTCACGACGCCGATGATGTCACGAGTCAGCGAGGCGGAAGTATCACGACGCTTCATGATCCGCCCCATGGAACTTCTCAGGTGCAGTAGCCGTGCACACCCATACAACACCAGCACCGAACAAAGCCGGAATCCACTTGCTGGAAGTAGCCGCTCCCTTCTTGGTCAAGAGCGCTTGCACGGCAACCCCATGGATTTCTTCCCACGTGGTCAACTCATGCGGATATGCAACCGCGATGCGGCTGTGCTGGTCACGGGCAACAACTTGCGTCCCGTGCTTGTCGGTGGCAGGCACCACCTCCGTGTAGATTGCTGGATGCAACATGGCTATCCTCCGTTATGGTTCGTACTGCATCGTTCCCCGTATCTGCTTTTGTTGTTACGACAAACTTCTCATGCTCTTTGTGCTACGCACTGACCCGTTCAATGCGCACTAAAAAGAGCGGGTAAGGCTCTCGGAGGACTAAGCCGATCAGCCCTACCCTACCCGCTAAACCGTGACAGGTTACTTGCTCTCGCCAGCCTTGGCCTCGGCCTCGGTCTGTACCATTTCAGGTGTCGGCTTCACGAGGGCACGCAGCGCTGCCAACTTCTCGGGCGACAGCTTGGTCATGTCCTGCTCGGCCTCACCCAGTGCCTTCTCGGCCTGCTTGAGGAGGCGGGCCAGCGCTGCATCGAGGTCGAACTGGTGGTACTCGGGTTCCGGTGCGAACTCCCAGTACGGCTCGGCAATCGCCGCGTTGACGTTGGCATCGGCCAGCACGGCGGCGGTCTTGGTCTTGTCCCACACCAGCTTGCCCTTGTCCACTGCGTTGAAGGGGCCATACGCCACCGCCCACGCCATCATGGCCTGCTTACGTGCGGCATTGGGGCAGCCGTCGATGGCCCGCACGGTCATGTCCGGGTCGTTGTGCTTCGCACTGTGCACGATGGCAGAGCACAGCACGGTGTGCAGCTTGGTGTAGTTGGACTTCAGCCCCGAGTGCACCGCCTTCATGGCCTTGTTCAGGTCTTGGGCGTTGGTGATGAGAGCGACCGGCTTCGGTGCCTTCTCGGTCTTCGGGGTGGTGGTCTTGCCCTTGGCGGGCGTGGTGGTCTTGGTCATGGTAATCTCCGGCTGTTACAACCCCGGCGAAGAAAGAGAGCGGACGCCGTGCCGGGAGGATGGCACCCGCTAAACTTGTCAGGACAGATGCAGCCACGAGGCGATGCTGCGCCCCAGTAGCGTACCTGATACAACGATCACCGCACAGAGCAGGATCAGCATGGCAGCCACCGCGAAGCGATCAGCCGAGGATTGCCAAACACCAGCGGACGCTTCCAGACTCGCACGGCGGCATCGGTCACGTGGCTCGGGTAGCAGGCCACCCATTCCATGGCCTCCTCGAATGTCGTGGCATCGTGGGATACCAGACGGTTATCAATGATGGTCGTCACGATGAAGGCCGGACGAATGATCTTGCGCAACAGCTTACTGAGTTTCATGATACTCCTCACGTGTTAGTCAATGTGGTGTGTCCTCGGGTGCTGGTGCAAGGGCAACAGATAGTGCTGTCACCTCAATACATAACCCAGTTACCAGCCAAGGGCACACTAGATTGACGACTAGGATCAGGAACCCGTGCACCCTGCTAGCTCAGTTTCAAGCCGGCGAGTGTCACGTTCTCGTGCCTAGTACAGTTATCCTGAGAGTCACCTTTCGTGGGGCCACATCGACTTTCTACCCTATCCCTTGCTCAGTCTCGCTAGTCATGGCCCGGACAACTTAGTCCCTTTGAACTCACCGCACACGTTCTGCCTATTAGACTCTTTATCCGTGCACGATGCGAACTGTCGCATCCGACTAGCGTACTATCCGACTTCGCAACATCTGCGAGGGACGTACACTCTCATGTAAGGGCTGTCTTATGTGTGCCCTATTGTCCCGTACCAACATCGTACGGCGCTGCCATCTGCCCGGACATCCGGGTAATCCCCTTGCTTATCGACAGTAGGCGTGGCTTGCCTCGCTGTCCGTGGGTTGCAATTCTCCCGTTCTCGTGCTAACCCACATCGTACAGACTGCGTGCTTCGCACTACCCCGTCAAGGTTGCTATCCCTTGCGCTAGTACGTCCGGCTCACTCACCGCATCCGTACCTGTCACGCCCTACGCTAGGCGTACTGCACCGGCATCTTATCAGCGTCCACGCTGCGTCGTCCGGCTACTGCGTTACTGCTAGGTTGCATCTTACTGCGTTACTGCCAGCTTGTCAAGTACCAGTGAATCGCTGTTCCGCTATCACTACCTACTGACTACCTAGCCGGGTTCACCGTGCTAGTGCTGCGTTACTGCTAGGCTCTACTATCTCACAGTCTGCTCTGCTTGTCAACCAGTTTCGCATCTAGCGTCTGGTTCACCGCGCTATCCCTAGCATTTAACGTCTGCTTTGACTCTCAGGGTTCGCTGCGTGCTTTGCTGTACTGCTAGGCTCCACTGTATCTTAGAGCCTTGTGTCTGTCAACTAGGTATTAACCCTAGTGGCTCACACAGTGTAGAGACTAGTTGTTAGAGAGCGGTGCTGCTTCACACTGCATTGCATGTGTGAGACTCCATTGTGTACTAGCTCCATGTGTCTGTGTACTAGTGGAAACCCTTATTGTGTAGAGCCACTGTGTATGTTACTTGCGCATGTGCGTCTGTTGACTATCCGTCTGTCGTGCATGTGTGTATGTGCATGTGTCTATCATGTGGCTCTCCACTGTGTCTATCCCTTTGTGTATTACCTGATTGTTCTGGTCGGGTATCTATCCATCTGCTTGACATTGTGTCTGTACTGTGGTGAGCCATTGCAACAGATGCAGCGACCTGTTGTGTCTTTTGGGATACCGTATTGCGAATGGATCACATTGTGGCTGTACCTAGTGGATACCCTGAGTCAGACAAAGAAAGATAGATGCCGCGTGCACACATGCCGCTCAGAGCCACATACAGCCCTTTGGCTGGCACGGGAAGACCTAGCCTAGCCTACCCCACATGCCATACCCTCGAATCGCTCAGAAGGGCAGGGGAGGGCATTGCCGGGCATTGTGACGTATGAGCCAGTGTATGACCGAGGGCCAATCCATGGCTCTGTCATTTGACATAACACATCTTATGCGCAGCTTGAGCCTAATACCAGACTCCGAGGCGCTTGCCTATTAGGGTATTCCCGGGGTTGACATCGCGGTCGATCTGTGGTGGGGCCATGGGGGAAGCCGCGCGCCTCGAATCGTTGCA